GTCGTTCTGGCTAATAGTGGTAGAAATATTTGTGATGCGCTTGCTCGTTATTTTAAAGCAGTGTATCCAGGTGAAGAAAAGCAGCGGAGAACCAGACAGATGTGTTTGTTGAATGGTTTTCCTCCATCTGCGATTGCAGAGGTCTCTCGGGTGCTAGGAGCGCGTTTTGCAGCTCACACAGTGACCACCAGAATGGGTAATCGATATTATATTGATCCTTATGGTAGCAAAACTTTTTTCACTCTTATTGACAGTATACTGTCAGAGTGGTTTTGGTTTTTGCTGTGGTTGGTGTTTCTTACTTACATGGCCAATGATACCTTCCGAGGTTGTTGGAATTTCATCATATATAACGTTTATGCCCCGATGTATGGGCTCTACGATTATAGTGATTTGATTAAGATGGTGGTGAAATTACCCCATCCTAAGAGATGTTTGTATCAGAGATATGTGGAGATGGATGATGCGCTTGTTAAAGTAGTTACTGGTGCTGGAAACTTTGAGTCAAAGTTCAAGTATGAGTTGGCTAAGGTTGGTGAGGACGGTTTGCCAAAAGCTGGTCGTCTATATGCCACCGCAGGTGAGTTGGCCCTAGCTGACTACTGTATTGCCCAATGGATCAGTTTTTTACTCAAGCGCCAAGATGTTAGTGTCGAGAGAAGTATAGATGGGATCTTCGTAACTTTCAAATTTTTGTATCGAGACACGCAATCTGCGTTTGACTCTGATGCGATGTATTTGGAAGCTAAGAACCTTCCTCGCAATACGATTGCTTGGATATACTTCAGTGACGATGGATATGTCGTTGCTAATCTCGAGGGTGAAGTCTATATTTTTGAGACAGACTTCAGTTCTTGTGACTCTACAAACGGTTTTGCCATGTTTGTAGCAGTGTACCACATTTGTAATCGTAGTTATTGTGGTAATCAGTGTTTAAAGATGTTACGTTTGCTCGGAAGAACGACTGTCATCCATAATCCTGATGCTCGTAGAGCTGGCAATCCCGCGGAATATGTTGAATTACAGCCAGAAGATGGGTTTTTGTATTCAGGTCACAAATTTACGTCAATCCAAAATGATTGTGCGAATGTTGGTGTTGGATCAAAACTGGTTGACAACATGACTCGCTCTCAGACGTTAACGTTGAGTTGTGAGATCATCGAAAAGGCTGCGTATGACGCTGGCTACAAGATGACCGTGGTGCAACGGACTTCATTTAATGCTTCAACCTTCCTGAAGAG